CAAATTGAGATTTTTTAATTTTAGAAACAAAAATCAAGAACAAGAAAACGAAATCAGGCAAAGCGATGATTTAATTTTAAAAAGCTTTTTAAGCGAAGACACAATTTGCGAGCGTGAGGCTATGAATATTCCGGCTGTTTCCAAGTGCGTAAATTTAATCGCCGATACAGTTTCAATGATACCGATAAAGCTTTACAAAGAAGAATTTTTAAACGGAAAAAGGAAAACTGTTGAAGTGGAAGACGAGCGGTGCGACTTATTTAATCTTGACACCAAAGACACGCTTGACGGAGTGCAGTTTAAAAGAGCTTTGGTTCGTGATTATCTACTTTTTGGAGGTTCTTATGCGTATATCAAAAAAAGAAGAAATACAGTAAAATCGCTTAATTATGTGAATTTTGAGAATGTTCATATAATAGAAAATTTTGACCCGATTTTTAAAGACTACAATATTTTAATAGGCGGGCAAAGTTATAAACCTTTTGAGTTTTTGAAGATATTAAAGTCGACGAAAGACGGAGCAAACGGGATTGGAATTATAAACCAAAATCAAGAACTTTTGAAAGTAGCATACTTAACGCTCAAATTTGAACAAAGTCTTGTTTCTACGGGCGGAAGTAAAAAGGGGTTTATCAAGTCTGAAAAGAAAATCACAAAGGAAGCAATGGACAGCTTAAAAAAGGCGTGGCGTGAGCTTTACTGCAACACGGAAAATAATGTGATAGTTCTTAATGATAATCTTGATTTTAAAGAGGCAAGCAATACCTCGACCGAAATGCAGCTTAATGAAAACAAAAATTCAATAAATAACTCGATTTTGGATATTTTCGGAGTGCCGACAGATTGGAACTGGGAAACGTTCATAAAAACAGCAGTAATGCCGATTTTATCAGCTATAGAATGTGCGCTGAATAGGGACTTACTTCTCGAAAAAGAGAAGAAGTCCTTTTACTTTGCGTTTGACACAAAACAAGTTACTAAGGGCGACATAAAAACACGCTTTGAAGCCTACAAAACGGCACTCGATTCGAACTTAATGCAGATTGATGAGTGTAGATATATGGAAGATTTGGAGCCGCTCGGGCTTAATTTCATAAAGCTTGGACTTCAAGATGTACTTTTCAATCCACAGACAAAAGAAGTTTACACACCAAACACAAACAAAGTTACAAACATTTCAGACACAGGAGGTGAAAATTTTGAGAATAGAAATCAGGAATGACAGCGTTTTACTTGACGGGTACGTTAATGCGGTGGCGAGAGATTCAAGACCGATGCTTGATGAAAATGGTGAAAAATTTGTTGAACAAATAACGCCGAAAACATTTCAGCGAGCGGTTGAAAAAAGTGATGATATTTTATGCCTTTTAAATCATGAGCCAAGCCGCAAGCTCGGAAGCACAAAGGAAGGAAATATCGAACTTTTTGAAGATAATATCGGGCTTCGGGCAATTTGCAAGATTACGGACAGCGAGGTGATTAAAAAAGCAAAAGAAAACAAGCTTCGGGGTTGGAGTTTTGGATTTGAAGCCGTTAAGGAGCACGAAGAACAAGCAAGCGAAAATCTTAAAAGACGGTTTGTTGATGACATGAACCTTTTTGAAGTTTCTATAATTGATGACCGCAAAATTCCTTGCTATATCGGAACTTCAATCGAAACTCGAGCAGATAAAAATTCAAAAATTGAATACAGAGGTGAGGAATTTCAAGCAAAGATTTTAAATTATGAAAAACAAGCAGATTACTCAGCATACGAAAAAATTTTAAATGAAATTAAAGGAGAATAAAGATCATGAAACTTAAATACTTAACCGAGCAACGCTCAGAAAATCAAGAACAAATGCAAAAGATTTTAGACACGGCAAAACTTGAAAAGAGAGCACTCAGCGAAAAAGAAATTTCAAAATTTAATGAACTTAAAAAGTTAATTGATGAAATTGACGCAACAATTAAAGCGGAAGATGAGGCGAGAAAAATGGATATGGAAGAAAACAAAAAAGAAGCAAGCGAAGAAACGGTGCAAAAAGAAAATGAAAGCACAGAAAAAGAAGAACGTGCATTTGTGGACTTCATTGTTACGGGCGAAGAAAGAGCAAACAGTCCCGGAATGTCTTACGGCAGTAATGGGGCAATCGTACCGACAACTATCGCAAAAAAGATAATTGAAAAAGTAAAAGAGCTTTCCCCTATTTATGAAAAAGTCGAGAAATTTCATACAAGCGGAACACTTGAAATTCCTGTTTATGACACAGATTCAGACGCTACAAGCCCGACCGGAGATGTAAATGTCGCATATCAGGGTGATGAATTTACTTCTTTGGTTGCAGGTCAAGGCAAATTTACATCTGTTGAACTTAAAGGCTATTCACACGGTGCTTTATCCGTCATAAGCAGAAAACTCTTAAATAATACGGATATTGATATCACAAACTTTTTGACAAATAAAATCGCTCAGGCATTCGCTGAGTTTTGGGAGCGAGAATTACTTATCGGAACAGGCTCTACAAACAATCATATGACGGGAGCAATATCCACCACAAACTTAGTCGCAACCGGAAACACAACATACACCGCCGCAAACGCAGCCAAGATTGACAAACTCATAGATTTACAACTTGCAGTTCCTCAGCAGTATCAAAAAAATGCAATTTGGATTATGAACAAAGCTGTATTTACAGAGCTTAGAAAGGCAAAAGACGGAAACGGCAACTATTACATGGCTTACGGAAAAGGCTTAACAGGTGGCTTTGATTGGGAGTTTTTGGGCAAGCCCGTATATATCTCCGACAATATGCCTGCGGCTACGACCGTAAACAATATCCCTGTTTTATACGGCGATTTTTCGGGTATGGCAATGAAAATATCTCAAGACTTAGAAATTCAGTTAATGCGTGAAAAGTATATTGATAAGAACGCAATCGGAATTGTAGGTTGGGCTGAGTGTGATTCCAAAGTTCAAAATAATCAGATGATTGCAGGGCTTAAAATGGCTGCGAGCGTTTAAAAAGGAAGTGAATTCTAATGTCATATAACGTAAAAAACTACACAGAGCAAGGCGGAGAAACAACGGTAATCGGCGGAACACTTGAAATTAAAGAAGGTGCGTCAATAACGGGACTTCCGCAAGCAGAAAATCAGGCGGATAGTACAGCAAGTACGGTTGCAGACTTAAAATCAGATTTCAATTCTTTACTTACAAAGCTGAAATCATCGGGACTTATGGAAGATGACGAATCATGATTGTAAGCGAGATAACAGTAAAAAATTTGGCTGATTATTTAAAGCTTGATTTTGAAAGTTTAACCGAAGAAGAAAAGGCGGAGCTTAGCACCTTTTTAAGCTCTGCCAAAGCCTTTATTTTGGAATATACGGGGCTTAATTCGGAAGAAATTGACGGTCATGAAACTTTTGTAATTGCAGTTTATGTCTTGGTTCAAGATATGTATGATAACAGGTGTTACTATGTGGATAAAAGCAATTTAAATCAGGTTGTGGAGCACATTTTAAATATGCACTCGGTAAATCTTTTGTGAGGTGGTAAAAATGCAAATTAATGCCGGAGTTTTTAATAAGAAAATTCAAGTAATAAGATACGAAATCACAAAAGATTCCGACGGCTTCGAAACCAAGACGGAAATCACGGTTTTAAACACTTGGGCGCAAGTAACAAACATCAGCGGAACAGAGCTTTTGCGGTCGAATTCGGATTTTTCGGAAGTTAAAACAAGGTTTTTAATACGCACACCAAAAGCGGAAATTACAAAAGATATGATGATTAAATTTAAAGGTAATGCGTACAACATAACTTATATTAACGATTACGGCTATGACAAAAAATACACCGAAATAATTGCAGAGTTGGTGGTCAAATAATGGCAGAGCTTAGTTTCTCTATGGACATAAACTCTATAATCCCCAAAGGTTTAAATGATGAAAATCTCGCACTTGAAATGATTAAAGCGGGTCAAAAAGTTATGCAAAGCTCAATTGGGAACGCCGCCTCAAAACACAGAAAAACAGGAAGCATGGCAAGTTCCGTGAAATGTTCTAAACCGATTATTAATCGAAGCGGAGATGCCGTCGGGAGAGTTAAATTCTACGGCAAAGACAAAAACGGAATGCTAAACTGGTACAAAGCAATTTGGATTGAATACGGCACTAAACACCAAAGCGCTCAGCCTTTTGTCAGACCCGCTATTAAAGGAGCCGAAGGCAGTATTAAATCCGCAATGGAAAAAGTTTTTAATGAGAAAGTGAAGTGACCGGCGAGCCGCCGGAGCCAATTCACACATAAAAACAAAGAAGGTGATAAAAATCAATGTAAACCCATTAATCGAAGAAATATTTTCAAATTTTACAGTTAGCGGAAAAGTAATCCCAATTTCATTTTTGAACTATACGGGGGATTCCGATGTTTATCTTACCTATTACACTTGGTTCGATAAACCCGAAAACTTTTATGACGATGAAAATCACGCTGAGATATCTTTCGGCACGATTGATATTTATTCAAAGGGTAATTTTAAAAATATTTTAGAAGAAGTCAAAACAAAACTAAAAGAAAACGGATTTACATGGACAGATAACGGCCCTGAAACTTACGAGCAAGACACGGGATATTATCACGTCCCCGTAAATTTTTGTTATTCATAAATTTAAGGAGGATTTTTTATTATGGCAGGAATAGGACTTAAAAATTTCAAATATGCAAAACTTAATTCAGACGGTCAAACTTATGGGACTGTAAAAACACTTGCGGGAGCGATTGAATGCAAAGTAACACTTGATTTATCGGAGGCTTCGCTTTATGCCGATGACGCACTTAAAGAACAAGTTTCTCTATTTAAAAGTGGCACTTTAACCGCCGGAATAGATGATGACGATGACACAGTATTTGCGGAACTTCTCGGCAAAACAACAGATTCAGGCACGGGAATCGTAACATCAAATACGGAAGATACACCGATATATGTGGGCTTTGGCCATATTATACCGAAGATTGTTAGCGGAGTTAAAAAATACAAGGTAGAGTTTTTCCCGAAAGTTAAGTTTAAGCCGTTTATGGCAGACGCCAAAACAAAAGGCGATAATTTGGAGTTTACCACGCCTTCAGTTGAAGCTACGATTTTCGAAAACGATAATGGGGATTGGGAAAAGCACGGAATTTATGCGTCAGAATCGGCAGCCGTTTCGGCATTAAATGCTATGTTTACCCAAAGTACAGCCACGCTCCAAATTACAGCGCAGCCCCAAGACGCAAGCGTGACGGAAGGCTCTATTTCGGGAAGCTTGTCGGTAACTGCTTCGGCATCTTCGGGAACAATAAATTACCAATGGTATGAAAACAGCATTTACTCCAATTTGGGCGGTACGGAAATAAGCGGAGCAAATACTTCAAGCTTTACAATACCTACCACTTTAACCGTTGCAAACAGTCCAAAATATTATTACTGTATTTTAAGTCATGCAAGTGTACCGAGCGTGGTTACTAATGTTGCCAAAGTTACTATTTCAAGTTAATTGGAGGTGAATTTATGATTGATAAAATCACTTATCTTGAAACCGATTCGGAGAAATTTCCGCTTGCATTTACGCTCAACATAATGGAGGCGCTTCAAGACGAATATGGAACGCTTTCGGAGTGGTCAGAGCTTATCAGAAACCAAAAGGAACCGAACATTAAAGCTTTAAAG